ACGTTGATACCGGGGTTATTCGGTATATTGGTGTGATGCTGATAGGGTTGAACGAATGAGAAGTAAGCACCATCACGAACACTGAAACGGTCATTGCCATTTAATTGAAGTATAGTATCAGTGAAAGGTGATGCTGCTCCGATGGTAGTTCCAGAAACATTTCCACTGGTAAAGTCGAAACCAGCCATATAATTCGAAGAAGCATATTCTGTAACAAACTCGGTTTTCGAACTCCTTGGTAGCACTTCGCTAACTAATGCGGTAGTTAAATCGACGTTATCAGTATCCGTGTAGTTATACCAACAAGCCTTGCGAGAATAGTTGTTGGGCTTGGCGACCCAGACGAGTTCCTTGCAGGGGTGATTGAAGTTGAGTTTGACACGATTGGTTGAACCGCCATTGAGCGTTTCAGTTCCAGTGAATTGAAGTTGCTCTATTAAATACTCGTGGGACAGTTGGGCGAATCGGCGGCGTTCGTCAGTGTCAAGGAATATGTAATCGACCCACAGAGACATATCGGTTATGTTGGCGACAGTTCCGACAGTAGTTCCTGAGACATACTTCTCGGAGGTTGCGAGAGTTCCAGTAGCAACCTGTAAATTGATAAGGCAGTTTTCCTTAGTTTCGAAATCAATCTTGATTTTCACTTCGTGGTATTGAAGAGCTATTAAAGGAAGGGCGAGACCGACGTTGCGACAGAACCAGAATTCAAGGGGGATATACAGGGTAGTGTCATTGAATGAGGTTATGTCCTTGTCGGCACCGACCATAGTGTCATAACCGTATCGCTTACCACGGGGGAGGGAGAGTTCATTCCAGATATACAGCCAGTCCGAATAGTGCTTGTCGATTTGTTGTCCGCCAATCTCGATAAGAACGGATTTAATCAGGCGAAGACCTACGTAATTGACATATCGGGCTCCTGTGGTTAAAGTCGGGATGTCAGCAATCTTAGGTAATTCGACTTGGAGATATACACGGTTAATTAAATCACCGTTGCGAGATATTTGGCAATTCACAGTCTGTCCGTATCCAACAGTTCCGTTGAAGGTTTGCTGGATAGCCTCAATAGCGAAGTTCGTATGACGACGATAGACAACCTTGAAGAAGGTAATTTGAGGATTACCAGTTAAATAAACATCCTGAGCCCCGTAAGCTACTAATTGAAGAAGACCACCACCCATTTACGCTATATTCTTTATACTATTAGAGGAGAAAAAAATATGAATTAAATGTATGTATGTATTAATACCTATATTAATATAGGTATTATTTATTATATAAAAATTAATATTAATTATTCTATTATAGCGATGTTCAAAGAAAAATCATCAAAAAAAAAATATATTTCCGACAATAATGAGGTTTTTACGTTAGATGCGATGCACAACAATATTATAAAGAAGTTTGAACTTACGAACAAAGACAAGGAGGGCTACAAGATATTATTACAGGATATGGAAGTCCAGTCAAACCTCATTATGGAAAATATAGAAGCCCATAAGCATATTAACATCCACGACAAGGAATACGTGAATACTCTATGGACGAGTAATATTCTTATACGAGAGAAAATTATTGAACTTAAAAACAATATCAAAGAGTTGGAATCCTATAACGAAGTTGAATATTATAAAAATACCAGTTATATCCTATTTCAATACTACGATACTGTGGAGAAGCAGTCTGATATAAGCAACCCGCACACGTCTATATCGAATGGCGTTTGTATTTCGTCGAGCGAGTTGCTTAGCAGACAACCGAAGATTTACAAGAATGATTCGAAGAAGAAGAGAAGTTCGGTGTCAGCGACTACAATAAATGTTTTGGATGCTCTTAATAATTTAAATACAGAAAATAATTTAAAGAAACCCTTCGATGCGTCGAACTCGGCTACCGTAACGGCGACTCCTAACGTAATCGATAAAAGTTCCCTCGTAGATAAATACATGTCTATCATAAATAAAAAGTATGTTCGCAACGTCGAAGAGGAGGACATTGAGATTTGTAAGAATTGTAAGAACCCGATGACGTGCTTACAGCACGACGCAATCATCATCTGTAATCTTTGCGGATATCAAGAGTTGCTACTTGTGGAGCAGAACCGCCCTATATTAAAGCAGAATACAAAGGATACGTCGCATTTTAGTTATAAGCGAATCAATCATTTTCGGGAGTGGTGTAATCAGGTTCAGGGGAAGGAAAGCACAGATATTCCTGACGAAATATTTGAGAAGATTTTAACAGAAATAAAAAAAGAGAAGATTGTGGATACGAAAACGATAACCTATAACAAGATGAGGGATATTCTCAAACGTCTGCGGATTAATAAATATTACGAGCATATTAATTATATTATCAATCGAATCAATGGGATACCGACTCCGCAGTTTAGCCAAGAACTCGAAGACAAACTCTGTAATATGTTTCGAAACATTCAAGCCCCGTTTTTAAAACATTGTCCGAAAGACAGGAAGAATTTCTTGTCGTATAGTTATGTTTTGTATAAGTTTTTTCAAATATTAGGACTCAACGAATATCTCAAATATTTCCCACTATTAAAAAGCAGAGAGAAACTATACGTCCAAGACCAAATATGGAAAAAAATATGTTTAGAACTGAATTACGAAATCATACCGTCGCTCTAATCTAATTTAATCTAAACTAAACGCCGTTCGGGAAACCCACCATACGGAAACCAGCACCTAAACCGACGCCTTGTCTCGCACCCGCCGAAACTGCGGGGGATAGCAAGTCAAGGACGGAGAAGGTACAAGCGGCGGTTAAAGCCAACATAAAGATTTCGCTCATATCCAATTTATTATTCGGTAATATGAGAGCGACAAAGGCGACGATAAGACCTTCGAAGGCGTATTTAAGAAGTCGTATAACGACATCCCAAAAATCAACAGTGTATTCCATTTCGATTATTCTATTACTACGAGATAAAATATTTTCACGAAATATATATAAGATTTATAATCTATATTAGTATTAGAAAAAAGATATAAAATGTCCGTAGAAGAAAGCACTAATGTTGTAAGCGTAAAGGAGGTCGATTACCTCGACGAGGATAAGCCGATTCGTGGGCAGAACTTTGTACTGTTGTCTTTTTTGAGTCCCGAGGATGTCCTTGTGAATAAGGAGGCGTATATGTTTAGTCAATTCATTGCGAAGTTTAGCAAGGATATGACTACGCTACTCGATGGCATCTCGGAGAAATATAGCGACTCAAAGGACTTTGTGGATTCTGTGAAGGAGAACAATGCGTTCATCTTCGATGCGAAGGATATGAGCGAACAATATGGGTTTTACAAGTCGATTAATAATCAGGAGTTGGAGTCGTCGTATCATCGTGATAACAACTTTACGACGTCGATTCGTGGTATCAAGGTGCGAGGCGTTTTCGATACGATTGAGGAGGCTAAGAATCGCAGTGAGTTTATCAAGAAGATTGATAACAAGTTCAACATCTATATCGCTCAGATGGGTTGCTGGTGTCCTTGGTCGCCGAATCCAGATTGCTTGGAGAATCAAGAATATGCCGAAACACAACTGAATACCCTAATGAAAGAATACAAGAAGAATATGAGTGATAAGGACGTTATCTTTGAGAATCGCAAGGCATCGCTATTCCCTACCCAGAATGAGGTTGTTGTTGCGGAGGCTGCGGAGTCCGTATCTGAGGTTGTCGGCACTGATGCGACAGGTGCGGACGCAGCGGAGAATCCGATTGAAATGTCAGAACTCAAAAGCAGTATCGAACAGGTCGATGCGTGGAGTTCTCAGAAACTTGGGGTTCAATAAACATTAATTTTTTCTTATTTCTTTATATTAAGAAATGAAAGCAATCGCAATATTTTTATTATTTATAGGGTCTATAATGATTATACAAGGCTACTATACGAATAAATCTGTATGTAAAAAAGATAAAGTGATTGTTAAATATATACCACGAAGTATTTATGAGGAGCAGTTAAAACCCGCAGAAAGTCTCCAAACATTCTATAAAGGTATGTTTGAAGATATTTTATTACGTTAGTTTTTATTTTTATCCCTAATATTAGTAAATGGATATATTAAAAGATATTGAAAAAAACATTCTAAATATCAATATGTATGATAAGACTGCTGAACCTGCGAAGTTAAGTAAAATTAAGAAACTCGTCGGTGATTATTTCAAATACAAAGAGGACGAGCGTAATGCCGTTTCACAAAAAATAATGAAATACGACGAGCAGTTTAAGAATGTTAGAGAGCGTAATAATGTCGAATACGATTTATTTTTAGTAAAGAAAGAAGAACTATATGCTATATTTAAAAAAACCAAAGCATTATCGTCGTTATATGATTATTTAAATTATAAATATACGAATAGCCACCAAGATACCCCTGATATATATACATACGAATACTTCAATTTCAATGAACGTGTCGCAGTTCCCAAGAAGCCGAATGCGGACGCTGACGAAGTCCCTAATAAGAAGCCGAAAGTTCCGAAAGTTCCGAAAGTTCCGAAAGTTCCGAAAGTTCCGAAAGTTCCGAAAGTTCCGAAAGTTCCGAAAGTTCCGAAAGAACCGAAAGTTCCGAAAGTTCCGAAAGCGAAAGCCCCTAAGGTTCTTAAAGATTGTCCCGAAGGACAGGTAAGAAATCCCAAAACGAATCGATGTATAAAGGATGTAAATTATAAAAAAAATAAGGTAGTATAGAAGTAATAGAAGGAATCGAAGTGTAGAGAATG